CATTTTAAAATGAGACTTACACCAATCGCAGCAAACCAGACAGAAATCGAAACAGCAGACGCTCGCATTTTCTTTTCCTACTCTACACCAGTTGCTGCTTACATCTTCGGAGAGGGTTTTGTTAGATCAGAGGAATTTTTCTCAGTTACTACTAGCAGACACATTAACAAGTGGATCGGAGTAGACAGCAAAACAGACGATATAAAGAGAGTACCACAGAGCAGACTTGAGAGTCTTGCCTAGTTGACAAACTTTCTAAAATATACTATAATGGGGGTAAATCAACCCCCTTTTTTATTATGTTATAGCAGTATTATTACCTACTAATTATAAAGAACAATCGCTGTAATCGCAGTCATAGCGGGGGTTTTCGGGGTATCTGCGGGCGGTCTTATATAAAACCTTTCACTACCCTAACCTACAAAGGTTCCCCAGAGGCAGTATATTATTCCAACTTTAATTCAATCCTTATATAAAAAAATTCCCAGAAAAATTATGAGTATTCAAGAGTCACGAGTATGGGCACTCCAAGAGTTGCTAAAGAAAGAAGGAAAGTTATATACACAGATGTATGATTGTGCCCAGATATATGCTGAAACGTGGGGTGATTTGCAAGATGTAGAAAAACTATATAAGTCATGGGAATGCTACAATCATAGAATACCCAATAATAGACTATAATGGATACACTTAATATGTCACAGAGATTCACCACTAAACTTGTAGAAGATGATTATGGTGACTTACTCCTTACGATACCCTACGAGATTTGTGAAGAGTTTGGTTGGTCAGATGCTACAGAGTTTCAGTACGAGATGTCAGATGATGGTTCTATACATTTCAAACCTATAGAAAAATGAAGTACAGACTATATGATGATAATTACACCCCTCAAGGTTCCTTCTCTTCTATACAGGAACTAAGAAACTATTTGTGTGATCGTAAGTATGAATTTGATTGTGATAAAGACATCTCATGTACATTTGATTACATTAAGAGTATCAAATGGTCTTTTGAGATAATAGAATGAAAAGTGAAAAAAAGAAAACACTAAATAACCTTGTAAAGGTTTCTGATAAAGAAAGGTTATATCACCCAAACCCACAAGAACTCTGGGAAGAGTTTCATCGTGTAGTACTTCCTCCTATTAGAGGTACGAAATGACAGACGATCCAAAAATCTGTCCTGTTTGTGACGCAAGATGGTTAGAAGGTCAGTTATATTGGAATACAGGACGCGAAGCGTGTCCCCACGACCTCGCAGGATTGGTATGTAATGTCTTACATCCTAATTTTAAATGTGTCAATCCTTGCAAAGGTTCTGACTCTGGTATACAATGGGGTCACCCACAAGATGCAATAGATAAATTTTTTGATGATATACTTGACAACTACGAATAGATAGTGTATAGTAATTACAGTATAGGATACAGTATGAGAAATTTAAGGGAGGACATCCTTAAATCACAGATAAACTATTATCAAGGGTTGATTTGCAAACATCAACAGAACGTAGAGATCTATCTCAACCAACCTGTCGGTATTGGGGAACATCCCGATGTCATGGCAGCGATTGAGAGTGAGATCGACAATATTGCGAAAGCACATGAACATATCGAAGTTATCAACCATTATTTTATGAATAGATGACAGAAACAGATCCATATGCAGAAGCATTGAATAGTGTCAATGAATGCATCATAAAATTAGCAGAAAGAACGCAAATAATAGAAGAATATGTCTCAGAAGCACAAACTTTGGATAAAATACAGTATACTCCGAAAGATTCTGACCAAACTTTGAATTTTTTTGCAATAATTAACGATTTATACCGAAAAATCGAGATAATTGACAAAAAAGTCGATAATTTGCACCGTTGGTGCCGAAAATAGTCCAAATTACCCCGCGAGCGACCACAAATCATGGCAATGTATAAAATGGGTCTCAGTGAGATCGAATCAAAACCTAAGAAGACAAGACAAGGAAACGGAGCACATACTAAGTACTCTGCAACCTCTAGAAACAAGAAAAAGAAACCCTATAGAGGTCAAGGAAAGTGAGTGACGTGTTATTTCGGAAGCATAGAGTCTTTCGAGAGACGCAAGACGTAATCTTCTTCGATATTTCTGTTGAAGAATCGAATGCCTCTGATCTAGTAGTGCATACTGGTGCTGCGATTTCTCCTCCAAATGACTTGGTAGGTGCAAAACAGTTCTATATACACTATCATCAGACAGATTTCAACAGAGTAGTGCAGGGAGAGAGACAATTTGAGTTAGTAAACTTCGATTGGAAGTACCCATATCATATTGTACACCTAAATCGGTCGTCTGGTGCCCTCGTTATACCCACAAAAACCTTCCACAGGTCGATATCTGGGGAGGAGGGGTCGATCGTAATCAATCAATCCAGTAGAACTGAGGGATTTGATCACGATAAAGAGTTTATACCTGTGTCTGCTGCTGAGAATAAGAAGTTGTATGAGATATTGAAACACGAAAAACCTGTTGTTCACACTCTTGGAGAATAATGCAAGTCATAAACAACTTTTTAGATGACTATTATATAGACTATCTTTCTGATGCTGTCACCAATCCTATGTTTGAGTGGCGATACCATAATAATATTTCTAAGTTCATACCCCCTAACCACGCATCTCTTCGTGATCAGAAGTTTTTGTCTGGTTTATCTCACGTTCTCTTTGATAGTGAGAACAATTTGGGTTTTACCAATAACGCATGGATACCTGCTATCTTGAAGATAGAAAAAGAACTGGGAGTACCAAAGGGTAGTTTGACAAGAGCAAGACTAGATATGACGTTGCAAGCACCCAAAAAGACCTTACACACACCACATACGGATCAAAACTATCCTCACATGTCTTGTATACTATATCTAATAGACAGTGATGGTGATACCGTAATATATAATGAAGACAAAGGTGCAGAAGAACTAACTATATTACACACAGTAGAACCTAGAAAGAACCGATTAGTCATTTTTGATGGTGATCAAATGCATACAGGTCACTCTCCATTACACCATGCTAATCGTATTCTACTCAATCTCAACTTTATGAAATGAACAATTACGGATTAGAAATAGCATTTTGGGTTATCTTAGGACTTTTTATCCTTACAAAGTTAAAAGTATTCAAGAAGTAGCATAAATACTTTTAGGACGGAGGTATTATGGTCGTAAAAGTAGACAAGAGTGAAGAATTTGTCAAAAGTGGCAAAGTCTTGATTAGTGAGTATCCTGCCAAAAAAGAAAAGGATGTAAAACCACTTAGCAAATGGCGTTAAAATCAATAAGTGGAAAGGATGTAAACCTAAGTCGTGCTTTTAAAGATATAAAAGTAGACTTTGCAAAAAACCCTTTCACAAAAGATGTATCTGCAGTTTCTAATGACAACTCAATAAAGCAGTCATTAAAGAATCTTGTGATGACTCAGCCTGGTGAAAAGTTATTTCAACCCCAAATAGGTTCTGGAGTTAGACAACTATTGTTTGAACCTATGGATGGATTTACAGCAGATGCTATTAGAGACGACATTCTATCTACTGTTGGGCAACACGAACCCAGAATTGCAATTGAAAACGTTGCTGTAAGGGAACGATATGATGCAAACGCATTTAATGTCACTATAGATTATGTAATAGTAGGGCAACCTCTAGTTGAAACAGTATCATTTGTACTTAAGAGACCCGAATAATGTCAACACCAAATAATTTAACAGCACTAGACTTCAATGACATCAAAGCGTCAATAAAATCTTACCTAAGAACTAGGAGAGAATTTACAGACTATGAGTTTGATGGTGCAACATTGAACTACTTGATAGATGTATTATCATATAATACTTACTATAGTTCATTTAATGCGAACATGGCAATGAATGAGGCGTTTCTACCCTCTTCCACAGTGCGTGATAATGTAGTTAATATAGCAAAACTTTTAAATTATGTACCAAGATCAATAAATGCAAGTCAAGCAACTGTCAATTTAACTGTACAGACTATACAAAGTAGCGGATCATACCCTTCTACAGTCACACTTAAGAAAGGTGCAGTGGCAACTGGTGGAAATTATATATGGAATGTTCTTTCTGATACTACTGCTGAGGTAAATTCTACAACTGGTCTCGCAACTTTTAGTAATCTTGTACTAAGAGAAGGATCAATAGTCAATTTTCAGTACGTTGTTAACACATTTGCGACACAAAATTATAAAGTTCCTTCAGAAGACGCGGACATTAATACACTTACCGTAAGAGTAAAGGCAAATGAATCATCAACAACCTCTGATTTGTACAATTTAGTAGACACAATTACAGGACTTACCGCAACTACTAGGGTATATTTCCTATCAGAGGGAGAAGATATGCGGTATGAGGTAAAATTTGGTGATGATTCTGTAGGTAGAGCACTCAAAGACGGAGAAGTTGTGATGTTTGAGTACCTAGTCACCTCTGGTGGTGATGCAAATGACGTAGATAACTTCTCATATGTCGGTAGAATGACGGATACTCTTTCACAAAGTTATTCTCCTGCTGCTGTGACACTTACAAAAGTAGCAAGATCACAAAACGGAAGTGCTGCTGAGACTATTGAGTCTATCAAATATAATGCTCCTAGATTCTATTCCTCACAATACCGTGCTGTGACTGCAGGGGACTATGCTATTCTTACTAAGAAGGTATATCCTAATGCAGATGCAGTGGTAGCATACGGTGGAGACTCTTTAAACCCTCCTGTGTATGGAAAAGTATTTGTTGCGGTAAAGACTGCTACAGGTGCTACATTGAACGATCAAACTAAAAAGAACATTGCTGCAGACTTAAGAAAGTATGCGATGGCATCTATTGATCCTGTAATCATTGATCCAGAGAACCTT